ATAACACTCGTAGTAACGTAGGCTTCTCTTGTTTTTAAATTCAGCCAAGATCCTGAACCTAAAATTCTTCTTGCCCATTTTTTTAATATCATCTAAAAGATGTTCAGATGATCCCATATAAATCTTCCAGTTAGACTGCCTAATCTTTCTTGTCTTACGATAATACCAGTACTGTTTACATCCTATATAAGCTTTCTTTGTCTTCTTGTTTGTTATAATATAAACAAACCCAAAGTTATTCTTAATGTCTGGTTCTAATTTATACTTCCAGTGCATCACCACTCAGTTATTTCAGGTACGTCTGGTTCTTTAGCTACCTGTACCAGAAACCTCTTACCTTTTGCATACTCGAAGACACGTATACCCCTCCCTTGGTTAGCATCCTGCCAACATATTCTTTTATGCCTACAAAAAACACAAGGAATATTAAGCCTGTGATTACCAGACTTACCATCAGGTATACTATCATAGCACCTGTCAGGTACAGAACCATTTGACACCACTCCTTTAAGGTGTTTAATTCTTTTACCAGCATTTATCATCTCCATTGAATGAACTTTAGACAAGCATATTTCTCCAGTTGATTTATCAATGGCAAGGAAGGCTGCTTTATCTACACCATTAGCTTCAGCATAGGAAGATATTTGTGCTATGTAACCAAAAGGATCATCCTGCATAAGGGTATTGTTTTTAAATTTATTAAAGCCATAGCCTGATGCTGACTTACAATCAACCAAGACACCATCTATCATGGCATCCTGATGTCCCTTGATTCCCTCTACCTCTACTTCCTTTTGCTGTCCCTCTACTGTATGTCCTGATGTTTCAGCCAACAGTAAGAGAAGTTCTTCAAGGATATAACCATACAGGAATTTTATTCTCACACTGGGTTTAAGGTAGTTATCATTACTCTTTAAATTAATATCATACCATAGCTGTCTGTCTGGCTTACCTATACCCGACAGTCTGAGATGTCCATTACTCTCAGGCTTCCTGTAAAGAAATTCTTTTATGTGGGACTTTAACATCTCACCAAAATTATCAATAAGTTTATCTACTTCACCCTCATCTTTTTGTATGGGATCAAGTTCAAACAAACCATAAATATCTTCAACTAACGTATCTATATTTTTCATATAAATATATGAGGGATGCTTGAGTTACAAACATCCCTCACCCTTTCTAGTTGTTAAGAGGCAAAAGGTATATCGTTACCATCTTGGTTGACATACCCTCCGGGCACTACATCAAAGTCGTCAGAGCTATACTCAATTAAGTCTACTACTTGTACACCATTAAGGTAGCCTTTGACACCACCACCGTACTGGGTGTACTCTTTAGGGTAATAGCTGGCATTAACTGTAGAACCATTACCGACACGTTTGTTAGAAGGAAAAGGATTACGTTCAGAATCCTTAACTGACAGAGCACGGAAGGAACCATCCTTATTACGTGCATATTGTTTCAAGGTAACAAAGTCACCTCTTTCATCTTCTTTATTCTTAATGGTTAGACCATCAGCTTCTGCAATCTTTCGATTGGTTTCATCCAGATTACAGACCTCAATTGACCATTCACCATCAGTATTAAACTTAGTATTAGGTACTATAATGTGTGCCCAATAAGCTTCACCAGAAATTATACTCATGTCTTAGTTTCTCCTTTAGGTTAATAACGATTGATAATAACGTACATCTCACTACTCTTACTCAACAGACTATATTATACCATACTCTACAAATGTTGTCAACTATTATTTTTAAAATCTTTTAAATATTTTAATGCCCTTTCTAAATTGTTTATGTTATCTCCTATTTGCCCTAATCCAATATTGCAACGATCACATAACCATCCTCTAAATTTTTTGGTATCATGGTCATGATCTAAAATCCAATCTTTAGGTTTATTAAATGCTGCTGATGTAGGATTAAGCTTTTGTTTTTCTATAAGATCGTCCTTATTTTTTAAACATATAGGACATTTATAATCTTTGGGGGGAGGAGGTGTTACCTTTCTTAATTCAGAAATAGTTTTATTTGTTCTAGCATCACATTGTATACACGTAGAACGTAAAGTATTCTGTTTATTTTTATTATAACGATCAACCCTAAAATCTTTAAAGGACTTCTCTTCTTTACATTGAGAACAAACCATAGTTCCTTTAAGTGTGTCTACGGACTTCACATCCTCAAACATTTCTATTTGTTCTTGCATCAGTGTGTCTCTGCCCATGTCTTACCTACCTTGTAATCACAGTCAAGATCACACTTCATGTCCAGTACCTTGGTAGTAATTTGCATAGCTTCCTTGGTAACAAGACAGAATTTTTCCACATCTGTATTGGCAACTTCAAACTGATACTCATCATGGACTGAAGCTACGAGCTTGGCATCAAGCCCTAGTCTTCTTACCTTGGTTGTCATCTCAACAAGCCATTGCTTACAGACGATAGCTCCTGCACCCTGTATAAGGGTGTTCAGGGCAGCATGAGAGTGTCTTATCTGTAACCTCCTTCCATCTAGTCCCTTGATTGTTCCTTTCTTGGCTGCTTTAAATGTATTACTTCTTAATCTTTTCAAAGCTGGTAGTTGTTTCAAGAACTGTTCAGTTAATAGCTTTCCTACTGTCACTCCTTGCCCTACGACTTTACCTATCTTGGCAGGACCAGCACCATAGAGGAAAGCATAGATAAAAGTCTTGGCCTGATCCCTTGTTTTGAGTCCAGCCATCGTCTGATTAGCTGTGTGTACATCCCCTGTTAAGACCTCCTTGGTATAGGCTTTATCATCCATGTAATGAGCCAAGCATCTTAACTCAAGACCACTGGCATCTGTCCCTACCAAGGAATGAGTATCAGGATTGGATACAGTCCAAAGGTTCCTGCATTCCTTACCATAGGGGGAGTAGCTGGCTGGTACTTGAGCCATGTTAGGGCTGTGGTGTGCCATCCTGCCAGTAATAGTTCTGAGTGTCAACACTTCACCTCTTACCCTGTCATCCTTCTCACATGCCTTTATCCATGCCTTGATTAAGCCTGTTCTTTTCTGAAGCAGGAAGTAACGATTAAACATCTGTGCTTCATCCATCTTGATCTTGGACAGGACTTCCTCGTTGATAATAACATTTCCCTTTTCTGTTCTCAGCTTTGGTTTCCATCCTTTTTCTTCTAGTCGTTCAGCTATCTGTTTCCTACTGGCTATGTTAAAGGGAATTTCCTTGGTCTTGGTTTTCAAGGTCACAATCTTGGGTGGAAAAATCTCTTCTGCTTTTTGTTCCAGTTCATATTGCTCTTCTTCCAGTTGTATTTGCAGGGAGAGAGCTTCTTTTAAGTTAAAGGCAAACCCATTCTTCTGTTGTTGATCTATGATAGCTCTTACTTGTCTCTCCAGTTCATAGGACTTCTTTGAAAACGTCTTACCTTCCTCTTCCAATTTAACTGCAAGTTTCCGATTAAGTTCCGTATCCCTGATACAATACTCAAGCATGTCTTGGTTGTACTCTTTAAAGTCATCCAGTTCTCCTTTCTCAAAGTTAAGTTTCTTACCCCAAGCCTTAAGTGAATGTCCTTCTTCTCTCATGGGATTGTAAAGTTGGGATTCAATTAAGGTATCCCTTACCTGACTAAGTTTGATATTCGTACCAGCTAATCTGTTTAGAATAGGAGCATCAAAACTGATACCATTGTGCATAATGAATTGATCTATTCGTTTAGACCACTTCCCAAACTTACCACATTCTTCACCTATCCATGTCCTTGTTACATTGGAGTTGTAGTTCCTAGCTACGATACAATGTATACGGTTAGCCTGTAAGGAATCTGTTTCTATATCTACGATGTAACTCAACATGACATATCATGGAGAGTAGCTTTCTCCACAGGTATGTGATAAAACAATTCTCCTCTCCCTACCTTGCTGTTGGCAAATTCCCTTACATCACAGGTCAGTAACACGTTAGCATCAATATGCCATGCCTTCTGACAGTCACTTCTAAAGACAACAAAGGTAAAAGGATCATCAGGAGAACTGTTAAGCCATCGTTTAATCAGTCTTCGTTTTCTGTGAGGGATACGTATCTCCTTCCATGCATCAGGCCATTCATCTTTCCATCCATATTTTATTTCAACCTCATACAAATGTTTCTTTTCTACAACAGCTTTACAGACAACATCATAACCCATCTTCTCCGTTGTATCAACTGTTGTAAAGTTAAAAGGTTCCAACCATTTAAGCATGGCCTTCTTAGCTTTAGCATCCGAAGCCTTATACAGGGCTGGATCAAACTGTTTTCTTATTTCCATTACCGTACCTCCAAAAAATGTTTAGCTACTTTCATTACTTCTTCAGGTGTAGCATTATACATTATACAATTTGCTTTGACTGATACCCATTGTACATTTCCTTTAACATAACCTCTGGAATTGTCTATCCTATCCAGACTTGGAATGTGATCTCTCTTTCCTAATTCAAATTTTATTCCAAGGGCAGGACATTTCCCATCTTCAGGATAGATAGTTCGTAGATATTCTTCATCCAGATTAAATTCTTTTCCTCCATATTTAGCTCTGTTCTTCAGTCCTCTAAGCCTAAATTGAAAAAACCTATCAGAGTTAGGATTATTATTTTCTTCACGATATTTCTTATTACGTTCTCTTATAACTTCTGTATTTTCTTCACGATATTTCTTCTCACGTTCTGCTATAACTTCTTTATTTTCTTCACGATATTTCTTCTCACGTTCTG